CACCAACCTTACTCTACTTTCTACCTCCAACTCTTCTTTCTTGCGCAACACTAAGTCGTATAGGGGGAGTACTCCTTCAAACTCTTCAACAGCTTTTTGATCTAATTTTAGCACTTTAAAAAATACATCTTCTGTCAACTTTTCTAAAGTCAAGCCGTCTTTATCTACACAAGCAAAATTCTTAGATACAACGATCTCCTCAGGCAAACCATCAAACTCTTCTACGACATCATGAAGAGCGTTTGGAAGATTGTCCTTAAGTCTTTCTTTTTTGACTATGTGTAGCAAGTCTTCAAATTTTAAATCTGTATTTTTAAAGTGTATTTTCATTATCAATTAAAAAGCCTATTAATCCAACTGTCTCGTTTGTATTCTCCACACCAATTATAATCTTCTACTACTAAGTATTTATCCTTAGTGGGAGGATACCTTCTGCACTTACCTAATTTGTTTTCATACCCTTTCTTATCAAACCAAATACAATTACTACAACTATTCTTCATCTATTTTTTCTGGTAGATTTGCAGCAGTTCTTAGATAATTCTCTAACTCTTCATCCGGGAACAATTCTATACCAGCTCCTGACAATTTACTTATGTACTCACCAAGTGCCTTTAAATCTGGTGTTTCTATGTCTTCAAATACAAACTTAGGGTACTCTTCTAAATCCCAGCCATTAATCTCAAACAGTCTTGGTATAGCGTGTCTGTTAAATACAGATTGAATCTCATCCTTCCAAGATTTTAATGCTGTAGCAAAAAGAGCAGTTTTGTCTGAACTTAATGCAAAGCTTCCTACTTTTTCATGTCCTAGCAGAATGAAGTCTGCCAATACCACCATAGCTATTTCTTTATTGTAACGGCTTATTATTTTATCTATATCGAGTTGCCTTGACCCACCACTACTTAAAAGCTCTAACTCAAACAGTCTATTACCACTGCTGTCTCTGTCACCAGGAAGTAGCACCCCTTCCTGTTCATCTCTTCGCAAATTTATAAGTATCTTTTTTAGCTCGTCGTATAAAGTAGAATCTGATGCTTCTGTCTTAGCAAGAACCTTAGAAGGAGCATATATTACAGGCATTCCAGTCGCATCTCTTTCAACACCAATACCTTCTATCTCCTGTATCCTCTTTTTATAATACCATGGCTTGTATGCGTTTCTTAAAACAGACCTGCCTTCTGGGCTTCCTTTTGGAGAAGATGTTCTAAACAGTAAAGATTTTTGTATGGGTATTACTACAAGTTCACCTGTCTGAGGATTCTCTTGCTTAAACCCTTGAATCCCACCACTTTCATCCAAAACCCACTCATTAAGAGTATCTTGGGATCTTATAGGTATTTTTCTCCAACCTATCTTACCGTCGTTATATTTACTTCTACTCCCCGCATCTTTATTCTTCTTGCCAAGCCTTTTCTTATATACAACTTCGTGATAGCTGTAGCCGTAGGGTAGGAATGATAGGATCTCGCTTACAACAGTACTAAAATCAGAACTCATATCATCTTTACAGGACTCTAAAAACTCTTTTGCTTGTACATCCTTCTCTTCTTCACTTGCTGACTGTACTCTTATATTAACCTGGCGTATTAGCATCTGTATAGCAAATAAGATAGCGCCTATGACAGGGTCATTTTCGCTCATCTCGCTATACGTTTTATAGCGGTTAAGGTTTTTAAGATCTGGTATCCATTCTTCCTCTATAGATCCATTGGAGTGGTGTAGTCCAGTTACACCACTCTCCCTGAAGAACTCTTTAAAAGAAATCTTTTCTTTATCAGCCATGACTACTATTATTTTTTATTTACTTGAGACAACCAAGTCTTTCGTATGATCTGTACGAAGTTATACGCGTTAACTAAAGCAGTACCAAGACCGATGACCAAAGTACCCATTTCAGCAGGATCAATTGCGGTATAACCAAACAATCCTAGAATAGTACCAAGTACTAATAAAAACGCATTAATTTGAACACTGTATTTTTCAATCATTTTATCTACCTTTTTAAATTAAGTTTAAATGTGTACACCTATACCTTTAGAATATAGGCACCCCTGGTCCAGTTTTATCGCATGCTATAGCGACAGTTTGTGTTGCAGTGGGTCCATCTGTATTAGGAGGTGTTGCTAAATCTGTACACGACATGCTAACATTTATATTGTTGTTAGCTTGAGTCAAACCTCCAACCGAGTGATTTTCACTTCTAACTTCGCCACCAGACGAAGTGTTGGCGTTGATTTGCTTATTAAACACAGTCCCTCCATTGATGTCAATGTGTGCCGTACAGTAAGCTAAGTCATTATCGATAGGAGACGGCTCTGTGTAGTTAATAGTGATGACAGGCGAATCACAACTTGGATTGATGACTACCACGCCAGCAAACACATGATTACAAACAAGTAAACCTAAAGAAAATAAAGACAACTTAAACAACTTCATAAAACATCCTCCAACGTTAAAAATTACAACTACTACGCAGCAGTTGTATCGTAAAAATCTATACCTATGCTTGCTCTTATCGCTGATCCTGATCTATTTGTAATTCTGAATAGATAATTATTGCTGCTATACAGAAACTCTTGAGATATTCCGTCCGAACCTCCAGGCTTATGTGGGCCTTGACCACCTGGAACTAAAGAAGGTACTAGCTCATCCCCTAGTGTATCTATTGTAGGGTCGTAGAAGAAAGTCGAATTGGCTGTTTTAGTCGACCCACGATTACGATTAAAGGGTGTGAGTGGAGTACCATTGGATGTCATAACACTGCCTTCATAAACTCTAAATTCTGACTCACCACCGGAAGATACATTAACAGTTGCATGTATAAACACACCTGAGGGGACTATAGCGTACAAATCGGCGTTGGCGTCGTCACTTAAAGAAGTCCACAGATACCCTGCAAAAAAAGCCTTTCCTTCGTGTACTCTGAGATGGTAGGTGCTTATAGTAGGCATAGGTGTTAGAGAACTCACTACTTTTTTAGCGCCATCCTCATCAACATATTGCAAACCTGACATAAATTATAAAATCTCCAATATAGACACCCACGTCACAGAACCAGTAGATGATCCCTGTAAAACAGCCGAAGTGCTGGTGGTGAGCTGATCATGAAACACCTCCACTTCAAAATAATTTGAAGATGTACAAGCAACTATCGCTGAAGTTAAGTTCTGCTTAGCTGAAGTCATGCTGGAAGCGGTATCCACATATTGAACATTCGGTCCTCCTGGGAATCCTGCTCCATCCATCACTATTCTTGTGCGTATAGTCCTTAACGCTGGGCTTGTAGGCCACCATGTCTGCGCTGTAATTTGTACTCTTGTAACGCCAGAAGGCACTAAGATTCTGGTAGGGTTTACTACACTCCAAAAAGTCTTATCTTGATAGTAAGCAGCGCTCCAAGAAATAGGAGTGAGTGAGTTGTGAGGTATAGACTGCCCGGATACTCCTAAATATATCAAACCACTAAATCTAGCTACTTTAGGTGCAGTAGAGTCTCCTTCCTGTATCGCAAGAGGATTATCTCTAAGCTTTGTAACGAGAGACGTTGTAATAGGACTCTCAGGGTCTACCTCAGAATCTGTTATAGCGCTGTATGTTGTCAAATTAACACCTGTTTTACTTACTAGTTAGTAAGTTATATTATTACTTACTAATGTAAAAAATAAAAGCTTTTTTTATAAGGTATTGTTTATAAACGATAAAGCGTATATAAAAAATTAAAAAATATATGCAAAAACTAAAAAAATATATGTAAAAACTAAAAAAATATATGTAAAAACTAAAAATATTCTGTTTTTTACTATAGCTTTTTGAAAATAAGCCGCTATAATTAATAACAAGAGAGTAATTAACTGGAGAGACAAAATGAATATTGATAAATTAACTAATGACGTACTAATTATTTTAGCTGGTGAGCATGGTAAAACTTCTTTATCTCACTTAACTACTTGTCTTAGAAATGATTTTGGCTGGAATACACCAAAAAACGAATCCTTTTTTGAAAATCTTGGATTCAGTGTTGAATACATTTACAAGAAAAATACTGATATAGTTAGGCAAACAAATATATATTTATAAAAAAGTCTAAGGTTATTTAAATTGACGACGCTATAATTAATAACAAGAGAGTAATTAACCGGAGAGACAAAATGTACAACTTAAAATTCACCACTCCCAAAAAAGTAGACACCATTCGTGGACCCAAGCTGCTAAGTACAGCAACCCCAACAAAAGAATTCTGGGCTGCGTGGCGTGAGGATAAAGCTGCACTAAGGGTTAATGGGTACAGTTGTGGCAAGAATCCTAACACTGGAGCGTGGGAAGTTTGTTTGTGGGAAGAGTTTAAAAAAGAAGAACGTGAAGTTAAAGCGGTGAAGTCTAGGTTGTCAGAAACAGAGATAGACATCCCAGCTCCAGAAGGTCTTGAGTATCTACCATATCAAAAAGCAGGGATTGCTTATGTGTTAAAAGCTTTTGGAGTAATAAATTAGTGCCTGTAATTTTAAACTGTGTAATATGCAACAACGTGTTTTCTGTAATACCTTATAGATCTAAAACAGCTAAATATTGTTGCTATAGATGTCATCAAATCGGGGAAGGTCGAAAGGGTGGTAAGGTACGAGGAGAGCAGCGCAAAAAAGAAAGTAAAGGGGTATCCTATAAGAAAATCAATGGTAGGCATGCACACAGAGTCATTATGGAGGAATTTTTAGGGCGTACTCTAAACTCAAACGAAGTAGTACATCATATTGACGGAGATAAATTCAATAACCATATTGATAATTTAAAACTTACAACTCAATCTGAACACATTAAACTTCACATTAAAGAAATGTTAAAAAAGAGGAAAGATAGGCATAACTACTAAAGTTTTTTCATCTAGCGCCGATAGTATATATATAGAAGGCAATAATTTACTACTGGAGAACGAATATGATTATTAAGCAAACAAATATAGGAGGTAGCCCATCTGTCAGCGGTGTATTAATCGCTGACGAGATGGGCCTTTGACTAGGTAAGACTATACAAGCCATAGGTGTTATCAACTATATGACGCCAAACAAAATATTAGTCACATGTCCCGCCAGCTTAAAATTAAATTGGAGAATAGAGTTAGAAAAATGGCTTACTAAGAATTACTCAATTGGTGTTGCAGACGGCAAGACTCTGCCTTGTACCGATATCATTATTATTAACTATGATATACTCTGCAAACATCAAGCAGCACTTACAGCAACCTCCTTTGATTTACTTATTGCGGATGAGATACATTTTTGCAAGAACCCAAAAGCCAGACGCACCCAAGCTTTTAAATCTATAAACGCTCCACGTAAATTATTTCTAACAGGCACTCCTATCGTCAACAGACCTGCTGAGTTGTTTACTATCGTCAATGCAGCTGCACCGGAAGAGTTCCCCAATTTTTTTAAATTCATGAAGCGCTATACAAACGCTCACCACAATGGATACGGTTGGGACTTCTCAGGATCTGCTAATTTAGAAGAACTGCAAGAACGACTACGCTCAACTTGTATGGTTCGACGTTTGAAAAAAGATGTATTAACAGAGTTGCCTGCTAAACGCCGTCAGCTTGTTATTTTGCCAACCAATGGAGCTGCTAAACTTATATCGAAAGAAGTTGCATACGAAGATCTTAGTGAAGAATCTGCAGCGTTTGAAGAGATTGCTGCGTTAAGACAAGAAATCGCTATTAAAAAAGTACCTCACGTTATAGAGCATTTAAAAGACGTTGAACATAAGGTCGTTATTTTCGCACACCACAAAGCAGTTATCTCTAAATTGAAAGAGGAATTTGGTAGTAAGTGCGTAGTGTTAGATGGTTCAACATCACAACAAGATAGGCAAGCAGCGGTAGAACGTTTTCAAAACGATCCTTCTTGTCAGTTTTTTGTCGGCTCAATCAAAGCTGCTGGAGTGGGTATAACTCTAACAGCAGCGTCTCACGTAGTATTTGTAGAGTTGGATTGGACTCCGGCAGGTATGAGTCAAGCTGAGGATCGTTGTCACCGTATTGGTCAACAAGAATCCGTACTGATACAACACTTAGTTTTTGACGGCTCCATCGACGTCAAACTAGGTCAAACGCTAATCGAAAAGCAAGAAGTTATAGACAAAGGACTAGATGTAGAGATCGAAAAAGAGGAAGTCGTTCTGCCTGAGCTGCCGAAGGGTGAAGTGGTTGAGAAGATTGTAAAAGAAAATAAGCAAGCTCAACCTGAAATTTCTCAAGAAGAAATAGCTATGGTACACCAACAAGTTCGTTTCTTAGCTTGTCGTTGCGATGGTGCGCAATCAGAAGACGGACAAGGATTTAATAAATTCGATTCTAATTTTGGACACCAACTTGCCAATCAAACTTCGAT